AGCCATAGATACAACTGTATTACACCACTCACCATTGATTTGGTCTCTCATGTCTTTAACATTACCTCTCATCAACTTTTTCCATTCTAACATAAGAGTGGTTTCTGCATGACGATAATCTAATCCTCCTAACCATGTACGTAAGAAGTTATAAAGATCTTCTTCACCTGTATAAGCTACACGATAGTCTCTATCTTTTGTAAACCAATCAGCAAGATCATTTTCATCAGCTGCCCAAGAACACATACCAACAGAATTGATATACTGTTTCTTAGTTCCATCTTTATTCTCACGTTCTTTGTCCTCTAAGAAGAATGTAGTCTTGAACTTCTCTTTAGTTTTAACTTCTTCTAACCACACATCTACACGTAAATATGTGTTTCCATCTTTAGTATCACCTAAATACTCAGCAGCTTTGCTGTCTTCTTTAAGTTCCATACCAATGACATCTTTAAACTCCTCAATTGTAGGGTTAATTGCAATTACATTTGCTTCAAATAAACCAACTTTCTTTGAAAAGTTACCTTCTCCACCTGTTGATTCTCTTCTTGTTCCTCCAATACCACTCATAGCTTTAATTTTAATTTAGTTTAATTTATTTAGTTATAATATTCTGTTAGACTATCTGCAACAAATTGCAAATCATTTGGAATTTTTAAGTCCTCAAACATTCCATCTGGACTCTTTGCTGGATACTTTCTGTATCTATTGGTAATAAAACCATATGATGCAGATCCATCTTTGTTCTCTTCTACATTAGTGTAAAGACACACAGTTAGAAGTCCTTCTAGTAACACTTGATTATCAATCAGCTTACCTGCTGTTTTAATCTTGTATCCAATAATCTCTCCACCATCTTCAACAGTTTCTGGGTGAGTTAAATAGAACACTGTGATATCATCACGTAACATTCTAGCTGTTCTGAATAGGTCCACCATATCTTTAGCCATAACACTAAACTTAGTAAATCCTGTTTCAGTAGCTTTAGCCACCATATTAAATCCCATAATGTAATTTGAATCTTCAATTACAATGTTCTTAATGTGAGGAGCTTTGTCTGAAATCACACGCAATAATCTTGTAATCTCATTTGCATCATCTACTTCTTTGTAGTTCTTCTTTTCTGGGTTGTAAAGCTTTTCAGATCCTTTGAAAGGAAGTTCTTTCTTTGCAACATTAATAATGTACGTTTCATCTGGATTTAGATGCTTGATACTTGTTGATTTTCCAGTACCTGTAGCACCTACAATTCCTTGTTTACTTACTTTAATTTAATTAATTATTGATTTTCATTGTATAAAGATACGAATAATTTTTTTAATTATACATATTTTATCTTGTCTTTGTCAAAGAATTCTAGTGCTTTTTGTAACCATTTAAGCTCTACAGGTTCACTGCTACTCACTATATAAATATGTGCTTTCTTATCTGGAGTGTTATACTCCATAGCCATACATCTGTTTATTTTTTGAGCTAAGTTCTCTGCATTACTATCAAAATAGTTAATAATCACTTTGTTTAGAGGTTTATAAGTTACACCTGTGTTACCAATCTTAACAACAGCAAGGTGATTACCTTTTCCTTCAGCAAAATCTTCAAAGATTTCTTTCTCTTTAGATTTATTATGATAGGAAGGAATACCTAGATCATCTGCCACTTTTGTAGTACCACAGAATACCAGCACTCTTTCATCTTTATGCTTAGCAAGCAATGCTTTTGTAGCATTTCTTTTAGCTAAAGAGGATTGAATTACTCGCATTCTTGCAAGTCTCATAAACATTGTATCACTTCCACTATTCTGCAGTTTATTAACTACCCAGGTAAGAGCATCAAACTGTTTCTTTTCAGTCTTTTGCTTTCCTTTGTAGTCTTGCAGTGTAGTGTTATCTAGAGGTACTCTTATTACATGTATTTCATAATCCACAATAACTCCTTCATTAATCGCTTTCTCAATTGGATAATGTGCTAATACATGAAGGTCAAGTTCTTCCTCTAGGGTTCTTTCTGTCCAACTGGATAATGTACCAGTTAAACCAAGGATTTTATCATTTATATCAAATAAATCCTTACACACTTCTATTTGAGCCTCGCTCAATAGATGTATCTCATCAATGATTACAAGATCAAATTTCTTGTTAGCATATTTCTTTAATGATAAGTGAGTGGTATAAGTGACATTTCCATCATTATACCCTCTATCAGCAAAATCAGCTTGCCAAGATTCTTTAATTTTATTATCTGGATAAGCAATTAATACATTTTTAAGTTTAGGTTTGAAGTGTTCTAGTATATTTATACTAGTTCTAATTTTACCAAACCTTGGACATAAATTTAATATACCAAATTTACCATGTTTGAGCCATACATCAGCAAACTCCTTCTGTCGTTTATCTCTTATTGTCATTATCTTAAGAAATATGATTTGTTAATAACTGCTGCATAATCATCATCTGTTATGTCTTTCTTTCTAGGAAGTTCTTTGAACATACCAATGTTATTTATTTTTAAATTAATATCCATTAACTAATGCCCACATATTTATTGATCCAGATACAGGTACTTTATCTTTGTTTTCAGATATGTATTTTGTAGCTTCCTCTTTTGTTGTTCCATTAAAAATTATACCTGTTTCATCTTCAATGAAAGTAATATAACTTCTTTGTTTTTCTGTAATATCTATTTCTTATTTGTCTTAAACATTAATAATACTTCCACACAAACCCTTTGTGTGTTTTTCTCTTACCTTTACAACAACTAGATATGTGTCCAGTTGATAAGTCAGGTGAATCTCTACATGCATCAGCAGCTGAATCATGTATCTTTACAAGGTTCATATCAAGATCATATTGGGCAACTTTTATTTTATTAGCCTCTGCTATTTTTTGATAAGTTTCTTTTGGTATAGGATTAGCTTTCATGTATTCACTTCTCTTATTGCAAAACTCTTCAGACATTTTTCTATTTTTGTTTGCCTTTGATATTTTGTCTTTTGCTTCTTGAGAATGAGTCTTGTTATAAAAAGCATTTTTTTCTCCTTTTCTTTCTTTTGACATTAATAATTTTGATTTTTCTGAATGATTGAAACCTATTAATCCTTCTCCACCATCAGTATGATTTTTTAAATCAAATCCCCAAGCTTTGAATAATTCAATATAGAATATTTCTAATCTAGCTAAATCTTCTTCAGAAGAAGAGTCCAACTCTTCAATCAATGGTATTAATCCTTCAGAAGTTAATTTACTTATCCATTTACAGATCTTTCTATTGTGCCTTTTACTGTCTCCAATATGACCATATAGTCTAGTTTCTAACGTATTGATTGTTTTACCTACGTAAACAACTTTTTTGGTTATAGGATGTGAGAGTGTGTAAATGATACCTGTCTTCATAATATAAAATTTTATTACAAAGTTAAGGTATCTTTTACAAACTACCAAATATTATTCAATAAATTTTATCTAAGAAACCAAGTTTTATTAACAACTGATTCATAATCTGCATCAGTCATATCTTTTTTCCTATTTAATTCCTTGAACATTCCAACCTGACCTAAGAAGCCTAGTCCTATTCTAAGATCATCTTCACCATAAGAATTCTTAATAACTCTGACACTTCTGAAATATTTAGCTCCATATTCATCCTTAAGCTTATCTAGGTTATATCCAGAAGGATCTGGCACCTTATATCTCATAGGATCAAATAAAGCCATTACAACATCAGCATCATTCTGTGTGCTTGATGATTCTGCAAAGTCTTCTAATTGAGGTTCAACATCACCATTCTTAATTCTCATTGGATTAGAAATAGATCTGTTAAACTGACTCACCACTACAGGACTGTATCCATAGAAATCTCTAGCATATCGTAATTCGTCAGACATCTTATCAATAGCTTCCTTTTTAGTAGGCTGGTCTTTAGTTGTCTTTAACAAACCAATATGATCTACAACTACAAGAGTTATTTCATTTGGATTGTTTGGAACATAAATACTGTTATACTTGTCAATCTTCTCTATAGTACCTCTCTCTTCAGCATAAGCTTTGAGTTCTTTAGCTATACCAACAGGGTTCTCTGGTCCATCAATGATTGTAACACATTCTTCTAGCTCCTTCATATAATCTTCATAATACAAGAATAAGTCATGTTCATCTTTGGTCATTTTCTCTGTCCAACCAAGAAGTTTATTAACAGGAATGATTATTCCCTGGTCAATAAAGATCTTTCTGGTTACCCATTTAGCCATCTTGTATGTTCTACTTCTTTCCATAGATCTATACCAGATCTTGACAGTGATACCAGAAGCTTTACCTTCTTTAGATAGGGCCCAATCAATAGGATTAAGCACAAAGGCATCATCTATAAAAGATGTCTTACCAGAACCAGTATTACCACCAATAAGATAGTACATGCCTTTTCTGATTCCAACATAGCGATTAAGCCTATCAAAACCCATTGGTATACCACCATTCTTATCAGCAAGTCCTTTTTCTACTTCTGCTTTTAATAAATCAAAACTCATATTTTAAATTTTTAGATGGATATCTACTTATTCTTGATCTAGGGTTTTCTTTTATAGCTTTTTTCAAAGATTCATATTCAGTAAAAACACCTTGTGGTTCATAACCACATTCATCTTCATAAATATAAACATCAGGTGCATCTTTTAGTTCTAATTCATCATACAATTCAACTTTTCTATCATCAAATGTAACAACTCGTTGTTTCATATATCTGTACCTCCTTCTGGTTTATCTGGTGATTCTTCTACTACAGATCCATCACTAATTAGTTCTATATAAGGTTCAAATGCTCTCTGGTTTAAATAAGTTACACTATTCTGCATGAAAGTCATCCTATTACTGTTAGTATCAATTGATGATTCTTTCTTTTGAAGCAGTTCATAATTCAGAGCAGCTATAAGCTGTGCAGCTGTATAATCTCCTTCTAATAATATCTTATCAAACTTTAATCTACATTCATACTTACCCTTTCTAATAGCTCTGGTACCTTTGAACGTCTTTCCTTTATACTCAAAGGAATCTGTACCTGGATAAGTCTTCCACCATTCTTCAAAATCTGTTGTTGCAGGTTTTCTTTTGATTATCTTCTTGGAATCCTTTGCTCCTACAAACTCTAAAAGATCTTTCCCTAACACTGTCAGCTTTTCATCTGTCTCAGTGATCAATCCTTTTCTTATTAAAGACTGATATAATGCTGATAATTTCATACTATCAGCATAAAGAGGAGCAATGTCATACTGCTCCTCTATTAGCTTTAATAAATAAATGATATCTAGGTTATAACTTCTTTTGATGAGTTCCTCAAACTGTTGAGGTGTTATGTGTAACTTCATCTTTCTTTGGTGTTAAAACTTTGATTAATGCAGGCTTCCTTCTTTTAGAAGCCTCTTCTTCTTCCCATTGTTGCCATTCTAATTCCATCAAATGCTGTCTTTCAGCAGCATAGATTTCATCCTTAGGATACTCATGCTCCCAATCTTGAAGCAACCAATCCATTATGTAGTCTTTTTAGGTCTTCCTACTCTTTTCTTAACTGCAGGAACTACTTCTGCCACTGGAGGAGCTACTGGGGAACTCACTGGGGAAGCTTTCTTTTTACGTTTTTTATAACGTCTTTTAGGTTTAGCTATAGGTTCAGAAGTATTATCTGTCAAACTAGTAGGTACTTGAGCGTTTGCACCTGTAGACATCTTAGGATGTAAAATATCTTCAGACTCAATGTTTAATGTAATTGTATACTCTTTATCTTTTTTGATAACAGAAAAGAATAAAGCAAGTGCTGCAACTAATGCAACAACTGGTAATGCAACAAATAAAATTTCTAACATGTTCATAATTGTTCAGGATTAATACGAAGACCATATGACAAATCAAACCAACTGAATGTTTGTTCTGCCTTCGCTTTGTTAAATTTAAATACTTTTTTTAATAGTGGAATTGCATAAGCTTTAAGTTGCTCATGCTGATCTGGACTCATGGTATTAGTAGTATACCAAGTTTCATCACCTTCAATATCTTGCACTGTTTTACCTATCAAATTGAGTTGGTATTCAATCAAGTGATCTGTGATGTTGTTACGATTGATTGTTTTTCTTTTTTCCATTTTATCCAAATAAATTTAATTGATTAGGATCTACAATAACTATACGTCTGCTACCTCCAGTTTTAATCTTATTGATTATTCTTTCAGCTTTTTCGATGTAATACTTATAGTTTACACCTTCTACTTTTGTATTCTTTGGTAAGAAGTTACAAACTGTTGCTAACCATTCACCAGCTTCCACCTGACTAATCTTTGCAGCTTTAGTCTGACAGCTCTCGTTCTTGATTTTAAGCAGCTTCACTCCTTCATTGGATACATAGTAACGTATTAGTTTATCAAATACAATTGTTTCTCCTGTGGATCTATCAATGCCCTCATAATGAAAGTCTCTAGATGCTTTCTGTCTTATGCAGAAATCATATAGATTATCATGAGAACATATCGTATCCTCCACAGGCACACCATCAACAAAATAACGCTCAAGAGCAATAGGAACAATTCTCGCTGATTTGTTCTTATGAAGCTCAAAGTCAGTAAGGAAATCACCTTTCTTTTTAATCTCTCCATCGGTTTTAATTGCTAAATAATCATTAACTGTACTAAAGATAATCTTACTGTAATCCGTACGCTCTAACTCATATTGAGTTAACTCAGACCACCAATCATTAAGTCTGTGCATGAGTGGAATAAGATCTTTCTTAATTTTGATAGTTACACCATCTGTATTTGCAGAGATCACATGTATGCCATTTAACTCGTATTGTTCGATAAGCATCATTAAGCTAAGCTCACCAGTTATAGTGGTGAACATAGTTAACTGCCTATCATAAATCCAGTTTTGCATATCAGATGACTTACCATATACAGAGTTAACTGCAAGTTTAAGTGCTCCAACAATCCCTTTAATACGTTTATCCTTCTTTGCTTGAGGTTTAAGCTCCAATCTCTTATCAAACATCTGTTTGTATCCAAGAAGGAATTCTTTACCTAAATGCGCAGGAAATCTATCGTTATTAATAATGATTGCTGGGTAGTAAGAAGTAACATCCCAATCGATTATCTCGTATTCTTCATCAGCTTCAAAGATTTCAGGTTTGTTCTCTGTATGGAGACCACCCTTCATAAATGAATATACATTTCCATGGAAATCTATATGCTCTTTGAAATCATCCTGAAGACCGAGATTTAGCTTTTTAATTTTCTTAAGAAATTCATGTAACTGATCTGTCTCAAAGCACACATACTTTGCAATGCAATTCTTAACTTCTATATTCTTTCTGAAAAATCCTTTTCTTGGAAGTTCTCTATACTCAATACCTTTCTCTTGGCAATAGTACTTCTTGATCATTTCATCCCCTATCTTACTATCAGAATAGTTTAAACATGGAATACCAAATTCTTCCTCGATATCTCTTCTCAGTTCTATTCGGTTATCTCCTTTGTAAAGTGGATGATCTGTATCACCCAGGGTTATTTTATAGAATTCATAAGTTGCATCCACATCATTGTAACAATAATCAATAGTGAGTTCTACCTCTTCCTTGGTCATGTTAGTTTTGGTGTGATGTATGGGCATCTCTTCAATGTTCTCTAGGTCCATTTCAAACTCAAGCCTCTTTAAGCTAACTCTTCTGTTCTTATTGTCATAATGATGTATCTTGAACAGATCTAATTGCTTGAGTGTTAATTCATGTTCTCTATACTCAGGGAACACATCAAAGTTTGCATCATGTATAACATCTGCAGCTTTCTGTGCTATCTTAGCAGTGATCTCTAAATTACTTAACTCATGCCAATTATCATAGTTTCTCAATATCCACTCAACAACTTGGCTATCAAAGCGTAGATTATTATAACCTACCCAATAAGCATCAGGGTGCTTCTCAGTATATCTAACAAAAGCATCTAGTTGATTCTTCCATTTAGACACTTGAAAGCTCTTACCTGCTTTACCTGGTTCCATACAAACAACAAGAAATAGTTCTTGCATGGTTTCTATGTCGAAAATGATCACATTTTTATCATTCATGTTTCTTTAATTTATAATAATGAGTTATGTAATGTTTCTTACAAAATCCTTTTGCATGATGAGCTAATGAACAAATCTTACATACTTTAACTTCTTTGATTAATTCTTCCATATCTACCACTTCTTTTTTTCTAGTTAAGAACATAGTAGAATCTTTATATATGTAATCAAAGAACTTTCTAGCAGAAGTTGCTCTAATATAAACTTGATGAGCACTTTCTTTAGCATCAGCATATCTTTTTCTACTTCCAGTATGTTCAATACCTAAACTCTCTAAAATTTTGATAAAGTCATTAATAAAATACTCACTAGATGTAAAGTTTACATTGAATGTCTTACCTCGTTTACTAACATGACCATCACCATCGAAACATCCTCTAATAAAATGATGTAATAAATGGTTTGGAACTCCTGATGGAAATCTTAAACTTAAAGACTTTGTTGCTGTACATCCTAACTTAGTTAAATCATCACACATTTTCTTACTTGGTAAAATCAATTTAGAGTATTTTTCTCTATCAATATACATTTTACCTGTATATCCAATATACTCAGCAAACTTTTCAAGTATATACGCATCTTCATTAACTAGTGTTATTTGCACTCTATGTCTTTTAGTATAGATATTTCCATCAGCAAACAATAAACCTAGAAAATAAGCCTTGTCTTCTGTATCAATCTTCTCAAAGTAGTCATCATTAAAATTGTTCAATCGTTTCATAATATTGTTATTTTTAACAAATATATGTAATACAATTGAAACTACCAAATAAAGTTATCAACAAATATTATTTTAAAGATTTAATTTTTATTATTTCTTTTTTAACATCTGCCCAATAATCTAAAGACTCAAATACTCTTTCTTCTAATAAAACAGTTTCAATTCTTTCTACTGCAGCAATTGCACAAGATATTGCATTATGTTTATGAGTTTCAAAACTCATTTTATCTATAAGTTCTTCTGCTTCTTGTTTTGGTGTTTTCATATTTTTATTTGTTGTCATATATAATTACTTCTTCTTCCATATGCGTTGTGGTTTGAACTTACAAAGATAATCTAAAAAATTAGAGACACAATAAGTGATTCTAATTATTTTTATTATAACAATTCTGTAAAATATGTAACTTTCTTTTCTCTGAATTCTTCTATATTTTCAACGTAATGGTTAATTAGATCAGATAACATGATTGCATCTGGTTCATTCATTTCTGATATCTGGCTTATCAATCTATGTTTTGAATTCATTACATTGATGGCAGCTTGTGGGTCATTCTGGTACATCTTATTATAGTTGTCTTCAACAGTCTTTTCTAACTCTTTGACAAACATGTTACCAAGTTGCTTAGTTCTTCCTTTGAGCCCTATGTCATCCATAAGCTCTAACACTAGCTGCATAGCTAATGTTATTTCAGTTGTTCTATTCATAACCCTTTTTCTTTTTTAAAAATTTCTAATAGTTCTGATGTTCTGTACTT